ACCAGGTGAGGCACGTAAGAGACATGCTAACGCAAACAAAAAATCTGTTTTACAATATGATTTAAATGGTAATTTTATAAAAAAATGGGACTGTGCTAATTATGCCGAAAAAGAATTACAAATATCAGCAGGTAGTATTTCTAGATGTTGTAAAAAAGAACGTACGATGGCTTCTAATAGTCTATGGAAGTATGCTACAGATGAAACTCCTGTAGAAGAATTAATGATAAATTATGCCAAATCACAAAAATGCAATCAAGTAGATATGTATGATATGGAAGGTAATTATATACGTTCTTTTGAATCAGGACGCCAAGCTGAGTTAGAGTTAAATTTAACACGTGGTAGAGTAAGTGAAATTTGTAATCATACTCAAGGACGCAGAAGTGTTGGAGGATATAAATGGGAATGGTCCTATCCTCTTAAGCGTATGCTAATTGAGTTAAAATAATTTTAATCCGCGACAGCGAAGGAGAGAAGACAAATGATATTAACAGAAATGCAAAAGCAAATCGTAACAACAGATAAATCTAAAGTATTAGTATCTAGTTCTGCGGCGGCAGGAAAAACGGCCTGCCTTGTAGAAAGAATACAGTATTTGTTAGACAGTGGGGTAAATCCATCAGAAATTGTAGCTATTACTTTTACAAACAACGCTGCAAATGAGATACTTAAAAGACTCAAAAATTCAGATGGAATTTTCGTCTCGACTATACATTCTTTTTGTAATTATTTATTACGTGGAAATGCAATAGATACAACCGAAATACTTAATGAAGAGCGATTTGACGACCTATTTGAAGAGATTAAACAAAATCCAAATTGTCTAAGACATGTTACTCACTTAATATCGGACGAGGTTCAAGATACATCAAGACAACAATTTGAGTTTTACGAAATGTTGCATCCAGATAATTATATGTATTTCTTTGACATCAAACAAACACTTTTCAAGTGGCGAAACGCAGACCCAGACTATTTAATTAGCCTTGCTAACAATCCAGAGGTAACTGTATATTCGATGCACGAAAATTTCCGCAATCTACCTGATATACTTCGATTCGCAAAGAAATTTCTTTATCGACTCGGCCCAGATTACGAAGATGACTCAATTGCAATGAGACAACCAACAGATGGATATCATTACCATGTATTAGAAGCCAATTACACACCAGACGAAGCAGTTGAATCGTTACTAATGAATAATGATAGATTGAAAGGTAATTGGAAAGATTGGTTTGTGCTTTGCCGCACAAATGCGGATGTGGAGTTATTTAAAACCTTGTTTGAGAAGCGAGGAATACCAGTAGACACTTTTAAACAAGCAGATTTAACTAATTTACAAATAGAAGAAAAAATGAATGAAGACACTATAAAGGTATTAACAGTCCATAGTGCAAAAGGATTGGCCGCGCCATACGTTCTTTCTTATAATATACGCGCATATAATGATGATGAAGCAAGAGTATGTTACGTATCAGCCACCCGCGCGAAAGACTTCCTCATATGGGCAAAAACACCCCCAAAGAAAAAGAAAGCAAAAGCAAAAACATTTAGTTGGGAATAAAGAAAAAGAGAGGTTAGTAACCTCTCTTTTTACTTAATTTTATTAAATATTCATACTACTTTAAATATCCGTTTACTCAAATTTTAATCCACTAAAATCAAACGTATCTGTTACAGAGCCTTCACTTCCAATTAGTTCAATAGTAGCTTTACCTTTTTTAGGTCTATCAAACCAAAGAATATGAATTCCATCTGAATCAAGCGTAACACCATTAACTTTAATTGAAGTAGTGTTATCACTTTCTACATGGAATACAACGTACCAACCTTTTTGTTCTTCTGCGGCGCCTGAAAAACCTGTATAACCAGTTACGTGATGTAGTGTTCCATAGAATTTACCATCTTCAATAATAACATCTTTTTGTAAATCACTTGCTTTCTTACCAAGTAAATCAACAGAATCAGCAATATTTACATCAACTGTGTAATCAAAAAGCTCATCTTGAACCCTATCACCATATGATTCAATCATAGCTTTTAGAATTGTAGGATTAATATTTTGTGGAGTTTCTAATACATACTCCATAATTTCTCTAACTCTCATTAGGTATACCTCCTTAATTAGAAAATAGCTATTCTCTTTTATAAGTAAAATTTTAAATGTTTACATATATATTTTCGCGTTACTCTTCTCTTGGTATTACAGCAGCAATAGATAAAACATCTGATTTTAAAATTTCTACTACATAATTACCAGCTACAATACTAGAACCATCAGTAACTCGCACAGTCCATACGTTATCAGTTTTTTTAACTGTTATATATAATGGCTCCTCCTTAACTACTCCAGTTATTTCATCAATAGTTGTATGAGCTTCACCATCTCCATAATGAATGGAAAAGGTTTTTGTTTCTGTATCAACCATTAAAACTCTATATAATAATTTTTCTCCATTTGTAAGAGTAGACATATCAACATCTTGGACTTCTACGGCTGAATCAGTCACTACTATATATTGTGCAGGCATTATAATATTAGTTGGCTCTTCTGAAGCTTCAGACTCACTTTGAATTACTATATCAAGCATTGAATTTAATACGGCTCTATTTGTATTACTAGGGCTCTCCAATACATAATTTATAATATCTTCTTTAGTCATTATATTACCTCCTATAAAATTATTCCCTATATAAGTAATTTTTTCCTCAATAATCTATGTATATTCGCGGCCGAGCGTAAATTTGACTTTTTCGTTAAAATATGATATAATTATAATATAGAATGAAAGGAGAAAAATATATGTTAATTGATATATCCAAATTTTTTGACTTTGAGGCGGCAGACGTACATTATGGGTTCGATAAAGATTTATATTATGATGTTTTGCTTGTCTCTAAATCAACTGGTGAAGTCATAACACTTACTTTTGACGGCGCGCACTTTGACGAACTACTTGCACAAATGGAAGAAAATGTAAAATTTTTAGAAAGTGAACTAACCGTTGTAAAAGAACACAAATGGTGGTTTCTTTAAGGAGAATTAAAATGAATATAAAAGTCGGAGATAAAATTAGAATTATTTATATGGATGGAGAACCCCAATATACAAATAAAGAGGGAATCGTTCGTTCTATCGACGATATGGGACAAATCCATTTAGATTCTTGTGGATGCGCGTTAATTCCTGGACTTGACCAGTTCGAGGTAATACACTAATGTTTAAAGCAAAACGAATTGATACTGATACGGTTGAAACGGTTCTCGCCGTCAATTATAACGATACTTTCCACCAAACTTATTTTCTTGTTTGGTCCGCGGGCGCATGGAGGTGGCGGCCGGCGCACAAATACGTCCCACCAAACGTAGACCCAAAGAATATAGCACCCATTAATGTGAGGACAGAAATTAATGAAGTTATTTGATAATAATAGAGAAGTTGAATCAATAGAAATTAAATATAAAAATGGTAAATCTTATGCCATTTGGCTACCAAAGGAAGTTGAAGTCGCATTAAAGTTGCTTGTTGATGAAGACGAAGACGGTAACTATACCGAAGATGACCTCAGCTGCGAATTTAACATTCACTGTAATGCCAAGTGGGATAATGTAAATATGATAGAGGTATAAATGGAATATACAGCAAATGATATAGTTAGCTTAAGTGCAGGTCGTGCTTTTAGAGAAAAAATAGGAATGTATCTTTCCGCAGACCGACAAGAAGCAATTAACTTGGGCTTGCGAGAATTGATAGTAAACGTACAAGATGAATATGAAGTATATAAACCAGATAATCCCGAACTTACAATTCGTCTTGATACTAAAACAAGAGAAATAGAAGTAACTGACAATATGCGCGGTATTCCAGTAGGCATTCGTGAAGACGGGGAAAACTCACTAACTGCCGCATTTCTAATCCCACACTCTGGAGGTAAACATACCGAAGGAGTTTATTCTAGTGCTGTAGGGGTCAATGGTGAGGGCAATAAGATTGTTTGTCATACTGCAGAATGGCTTACTGTTACAGTAATGCGTGATGGAAAAACCTATTATCAAAAGTTTGAATCTGATGACGAGGGCGCGCGAGCCACAACAGACGTATTAGAACGAGAAAACAATACTGATACACACGGTACTCAAATCTGCTATAAACCAGACCAAAAAGTATATGGAGATATTTTTATTGATATAGAGCAATTACGTTCTATGCTTAAAGAAATGTCTATGTTTTCTAGTGGTTTATCAATTAATTTATGGATTGACGATAAAAAAGAAACATTCTATTCAAAGTCTGGTCTTATTGATGGGCTCTCAAAAGAAAATCGGTTATCTGCCCCCTTTTCATATCATTATGAAACTCCCGATTGTAAAGTTGATTTAGCCCTTCAATGGGTTAGTAAAAAGGGTAAAATAAAAGGATATGCTAACAATTTATATATGCCAGATGGCGGTGCCTTTATAAGCGGATTTAAATCTTCACTTACCAGAACTTTTAACTCGCTTGCTAAAACAAAGTACGATGGTGAAGTAATTCGTGGAGTATTAGATGGATATGTAAGTGTAAAGGTTAAAGTTGGTCAATTTACAAATCAACAAAAAACTGCACTAGCCAACCCAGAAGCGCGGTCAGCAACATCCACAGCCATTAGTGAATGTTTAAAACAATTTGCTTTTAAAAGACAACGTGATTTTGAACAGGTATTAGAGCTATTAGATAAGTTGGCTAAAGCTGAACGTGCGGCTGAGCGGGCGCGCAAACAAGTTTTAGAAGCATCAAAAGAAATTGAAAAAAATCAGAAGAAAAAAGTATTTGCTTCAGATAAGCTAAAAGATGCAGAGTTTCTTGGACCAAATTCCATCCTTCTTCTTGCCGAAGGAGACTCCGCTCTTGGAGGGCTAGCACAAGGTAGAGACTATACAAGATATGGTATTATGGCATTGAGAGGAAAAATTATTAATTGCCTTTCCAATCCAGAAGAAAAGATTTATAATAACGAAGAGATTAAACTTCTTTTAAGTGCTATGAATATAGTGCCAGGTAAATATAATGCTTCCAAGTTACGTTATGGAAAACTCGCTATATGTACCGATGCAGATAGCGACGGATATCATATTGGCTTACTTATAATGGCAGCACTACAATATCTCGCACCAGAATTTATACGAGAAGGACGGCTATGTTGGCTTCGTTCACCGCTTTATATAGAAGAATATAAAGGTAAAGAATTTTATTATTTTACTGATGAAGAACTAGCGGAAGCAAAAAAGAAAAACAAAATTAAAGGACACCTGCAAAGAAATAAAGGATTAGGTGCATTAGAAGCTGAACAAGCAAGAAACTCTATGTTTTCACCAGAGTATCAGAGATTAGATGTAATGGAATGGGATGGTGAAGCAATTGATTTGCTTTACAATTTAATGGGTGAAGATGTAGAATGTCGTCGAAAATTCATTATGGAAAAAGTAGATTTTTCGAAAGTGAGAGAATAAATGAAAATAAATGTTACGGCGAATGATTATACTTGGCATGGCCTAGGTGGTAATTATTATAATTTTATTGAGAACGTTACTCCTCGCATTAGTAAATGGTTAATTGAAGAATATGCCAAATCAAAAAGGGACTATAGCCTAGAGGAAATAAGGAGCATAGCCAAAAAATTATATAGAATAGCAGAAATTATAGATGAGGAAATAGATGAGTAACTTAAAACCAATAATAGAAGAATCAATGATACAATATAGTGGCGCGGTACTTCAAAATCGTGCTCTCGTTGATGTGCGCGATGGTCTCAAACCATCTGCACGTCAAATTCTATATTGTATGTATGAAAATAAATATCTATCAGCCAAACCGCCACAACCTACTACTGGTCCAATTGGTGATGCTATGAAGTCCTATTACATCCATGGCGACACTTCGTGTCTTGGCATTATTATGAGAGCGGCTCAGCCATTTGCAATGCGATATCCATTAGTAAACGTCAAAGGTAATGCGGGTACTTTAATTTCAAGTGGCAACTATGCTGCGGCCCGTTATACCAAAAGTAGACTTTCCCCTTTGGGTGAATATATCTTTCAAGGCATTGAAAAAGAAACAATTCAAGAATGGCGCGAAGGCATAGACGAAAGCAAACACTATCCTGCAATCACACCAAGCAAAGGTTTTTATGGTATTTGCAACGGTAGCACAGGAATTGGTATAGGTATGGCCTCATCAATTCCGCAGTATAATCTCTGCGAAATGAATAAGGCGCTCGAACATCTTCTTCTTAATCCAGATTGCGACTTTGAAGACATTTATATCGCACCAGATTTTGCTACGGGCGCAATTCTACTCAACGAGAATGATGTAAAGAACTCGATGAAGAAAGGCAATGGGTTCGCTTGCAGACTTCGTAGCGTAGTAGAATATGATAAGAAAGATAATTGCTTTGTAGTGACGGAGATACCATATGGAGTCTATACAAATACAATTTGTGGTGAGCTTGAAGACATCATCAATGGAGAAGAAAATCCAGGAGTTGACAGATTTAATGACCTTACTGGCAAAACACCACTCATTAAAATTTATCTAACAAAGAAAGCTAACCCAGACCGAGTTTTAAAGTATTTATATAAGAATACTTCTCTCCAATCTCACTATGGGATTAACTTTACAATGCTTGATAACGGACGTTTCCCAAAAGTATTTACTTGGAAAGAAATGTTACAAGCACATATCGACCATGAAAAAGAGGTATATAGACGCGGATTTGAATTTGACTTAAAGAAAATCGAAGACCGCTTACACATTATTGAAGGACTACTTAAAGTTATAGAGGACATTGACAACGTAGTTCGTATAATTAAAACTTCTGAATCCGTACAGGCCGCGCGCCAGCAACTTATGGCATCATACAGTCTCGATGAAGTTCAGGTCAAGGCTATTCTTGATATGAAACTTTCCCGTTTGGCGCATTTAGAAGTTGAAAAATTAAAATCTGAAAAGACAAAACTTGAAAATGAAAGAAATTTCATATATAATATAATTAGAAATGAGGAATTATTCAATAATGAACTCATTAAGGGCTGGCGAGAGGTTGCAAAGAAATTCGGTGATGCTCGCCGCACACAAATTCTCAATATTTCAAAAGAAGATGAAGAACCAACAGAAACAAAAGAACTTTTAATTAACCTATCGAATCAAAATAACATATACGTGACGACTGTATCAACACTTTATACGCAGCGCCGCGGTGGTGTAGGAAGCAAATTCAAAATGAGTAAGGGTGAATATGTAATTTCAACTGCGTCGGGTACAAACCTTGACACGGTTCTCTTGTTTTCAAACAAGGGCAATTGTTACAACCTCAGTCCTTCAACCTTACAGTTTGAAACAGTACTACCAATTGAATCATTAGTAGAGCTTGGACCAAACGAACAAATCAAAAATTTAGTATTCTTAAACAAATCTCGTCAGAAAAATTATATAATATTTCTGACGAAAAATGGAATTTTAAAGAAATCACAGTTATCAGAATATAATATTAAACGCAAAGGTGGAGTTAAGGCACTAAACCTCGATACTAATGATGAAATTGTCTCAGTTCTATTCCTTAATGAAGAACGAATAGGAATGATGACCGCGCGCGGGCAGTTCGTAATGTGTGAAACAAAAGACATTCGTGCAATCGGACGTGCCGCTCGTGGGGTGAAAGGAATTACCTTGAACAAAGATGACTATCTTGTCTGCGCGCAGGTAATCCCATCTGATACAAAAGAATTTTTAACAATAAGTGAAAAAGGTTATATTAAAAGAACATCAATTAAAGACTTTAGCGTTACTAGTCGCGGCACTAAAGGAAGTAAGATACATAAACTTAACGATGAAGATGACTTCCTCGTATGCTTTAGTGCGCTAGTAAATGAAACAGAAACTGTAATCGTATCATCTCACGCACAAATTAAAATCAATCTGAATGAAGTCAACCTTCTCACAAAAGGCGCACAAGGTACGAAGTCAATTAAACTTTCAAACGCAAAAGTTATTGGTTTGTTAATTTTCTAAAATTTGAAAACTGAAAATTTGATTTTATTAAAAAATTATGTTATAATAATTATAGAAAGTTAAAGAGAAAACTTTCTGACAAAATTCTAACAAACTTTTAAAATTTTATTTATTAAGGAGATTTAAAAACTATGGCAAAAAAACTTACAGAAAAGTCAATGGAAGTACTCAACTATGTAAAGGATAATGGCGGACGCGTATCCATTCCGGAGATTACCGCGGCACTTGGTAGAGCAAGTGACAGAAGCACAGGAGCTAACGTAACAGACCTTCAGAAGAAGGAACTTGTTGTTAGAGAAAAGGTTGAAATCGAAGGAGCAGATAAGCCTGTAACTTATGTTGTTCTTACAGATGAAGGTAAGGCTTGGGTACCAGACGCTGAGTAATAGAAAATGAATATGTGGAGGGCTTAAAAACCCTCCTTTCTATTATTTATCCGACTTAACAAACAGAAACAAACAAACGAGGTATAAAAATAATGTTGAAACAAGCAGAAAACAGAGTAAAAATTGAAGGAATTCTTTCAGAAATTGACCTTGCTTCAAAGCCATTTATGAAAAATGGTAAAGAAGTTGAAGCAATGGGTGGTTCTATTACGGTTAAGGTTGTTCAGAAAATTAATGGAAAAGAAAAGGAACTGATGATTCCAGTTCATATGTTCGCGGCTAAACTTACAAACGCAGGCAAACCGAATCCAGCTTATGAGTCAATTAAGACGGTAAAAGATACTTTTAATTCAATTGCATCTACTGGTGATGAAGATAAGGCTGATAGAGTTCGTATCACAAATGCAAACATTCGTATGAATGAATATTATGCAGCTGATGGTCATCTAATTTCATTCCCAAGAGTACACGCTTCATTTGTTAATAAAATTCCAAAGAGTGATTGCAAGCCAGAGGCTACTTTCGCAATTCAGTTCGCGGTTGGTGGGGCAGCAGACGAGGAAAGAAATGGTGAGTCAACTGGTCGCTATAAGATTACAGCACTTGTTCCACAGTATGGTGGTAAGGTTGATGTAATTCCAATGTTTGCAGAGAGTGAAGGTGTAATTAGTGCAATTTCAACTTTCTGGGAGGTTGGTAATTCTTATAAAGCAAATGGTAGACTTGACTTTAGCTCAACTACAGAAGTAACTTATGAAGAAGTTGACTTTGGTGAGCCAATTGAAAAAATTAGAACTATTAATAAGAGCGACCTTGTCATTACTGGTGGAACTCAGGAACCATTTGAGGGTGAATTTGCTTATGCAAAAGCTGACCTTGATGAAGCTCTTGCTGAAAGAAAGGCAAGACTTGAGCAGCAGAAAGATAAGGATATGTCAAGAATGGCATCCAAGCAAACACCTCCACAGAAATCCAATTCTGGATTCGCTGACCTTGGCTTTTAAGCCGGAGGTGAGCTATGGCGATTGACTTATTAAATCTTCAACCTACAGTTATTTCGCGTGACCTCAAAGGAAAATATATTCTTATATATGGAAAGCCAAAGACTGGTAAAACCACTTTGGCTTCCAAATTTCCTAAAAATCTATTACTTGCCTTCGAAAAAGGATATAATGCAATAGATAACATCTATGTACAAGATATTAATAACTGGTCAGAGTTTAAGCAAGTTCTGCGTCAATTGAAACGTCCTGAGATTCAAGAGCGTTATCATACAATTACAATTGATACAACAACAATTGCTTATGAAATGTGTGAAAACTATATTTGTCAACAAAATGCAGTTCAATCAATTAGTGATATTCCTTGGGGTGGTGGCTATGCTGCTACAAAAAAGGAATTTGAATCGTGCCTGCGCCAGATAACAATGATGGGATATGGACTCGTTCTTATTTCTCATATTGAAACTCGTAAAGAGAAAAGTGCAGATGATACTGAGATTGAAATACTTGCACCTTCTATGCCAAAACGTTGCTACGAGGTTGTAAATCAAATTGTGGATATAATCGGATATATTGCGACTGAATGGGATGACGTTGGTGGCAGCGAAAGATATCTATATACTCGTCAGACCCCAACAGTTATGGCGGGTAGTAGATTCAAATACCTCGCGCCAAAGATTAAGCTTGGTTATGATGAGCTTGTAGCGGCAATTAATGAAGCTATTGATAAACAGCGTGATATGGATGGCGCAAAAGTAGTAGATAAAGTTGACACTCCTGTTCATGAAGAACTTGATTTTGACTCTATTAGAGAAGAAGCTTCAAAGCTTTGGGGAAATCTTGTAGGAAAAGACTCTAATAATGCAGAGAAAATTCTTAAAAAGGTTGAAATGATTTTTGGTAGAAAGATTAAACTTTCAGAAATTACAGAAGACCAAAAAGAACTTTTCAACTTAGTCTTGTTAGATATGAGGGACATGATGGAAAAATAAATTAGAAAGCGTACCTAATGGTACGCTTTTTAAATTTGACTTTTTTACAAAATTGTGGTATAATTATAATAGAGAAAATAGAAAGGAGTTTTAAATGCTTAAATGTAGAATTTGTGGAATAAGTAATATTGATAAAAATATTCATAAAGAAAATATAGATTATATTCGTCATGGAAACTGGTATTGTCATAAAAGTTGTTATGAAGAAAGAGAGCGCAGACGGCAAAAAATTAGTATTCATGATGATAATCCAGATAATTTTTGGAAAGATGCGTGTTACAACTATTTAAAACGAGATATAAAAATAGAAGTAACCAATCTTTTCTTTTTGCAGTGGGAAAAATATATGAAATCAAAGAAGCCTTTTTATTCTGCTAAGGGAATTTATTTTGCTTTATTATATTTTTATGAAATTAAAAAAGGTAACGTAGATAAATCAAATGGTGGTATTGGTATTATACCTTATATATATGATGAATCTCGTGCATATTGGTACAATAGAGAAGATAAACAAAAAGGAATTGTGGCGGATATTGAACAACAAATACGAGCGGCCGCAGAGCGTAAACAAACAGTTGTTCATAAAACCAATAAACCACGTAAGTTTGAGGTTGATTTTAGTATATTAGATGAATTAGAGGACGAAGATGATTGATAAAAGAGATACTCAACAGATAATAGGTTGTTTAATGAAAAAACCTCAGTTGTTGAGTGAAATTGATAAATACTCTTTTGTACTTACTGATTTCCCTTCTCGTTTTGAGCGTTCAATTTTTATGGCAATCGAAGGATTGTATAGAAATGGGGCAACAAAAATACAGCCCATTGATGTAGAAAATTTTCTTGAATCAAATCCTGTTTCTGCCAAATCTTTTAAAGATAAAAATGGAATTGAATATTTGCAGGACACAATTGAGTTATCTGAACTCGACAACTTTGGATTCTATTATAATAGATTTAAAATGTTTAATCTATTAAAAGACTTAAAGAAATCTGGTTTTGATACAAGCGAATTTTATTGCGAAGACTTAACTAATCCAAATGCAGAAAGAATTAACGATGATTTTAATATGTTGAGTCCAAAGCTAATAACTGATGCGGTTCGTAAAAAGTTACTAGGTGTTGAAGCAAAATATGAAACAACAGATGAAATCGAAGTTGAGACTGCTGCGCAAGGAATGGAACAACTTATAAATGAGTTAGGTGCAGCTTATGAAATAGGAGTACCAATTCAAGGAAGTATTTATAATCAAGTTCTTGATGGGGCTAAAAAAGGTACGCTTACTATTAGAAGTGCGGCCAGCGGCGTAGGTAAAGCATTACCAAACAGCACGGTTATTCCAACACCGGCGGGCAAAAGAAAAGTTTCTGATATACAAGTTGGAGACTATCTTTTTGATGCCTTTGGAAAACCAACTAAAGTGTTGGGAGTATATCCGCAAGGTAGAAAAGAGGTTCTATATGTTCGTTTTAAAGATGGACGAGTAGCTAAATGTTGTGAGGACCATCTTTGGAGCTATTGTACCATAGGACAAAAAGATTCTAGTAAAAAAGAACGTAAATTTTATACTAAAACTTTAAAGGAATTAAAAAAAGAAAAGCTTCAAAAATCCGATGGTGGGTATCGAATTTTAGTACCAATGAATTATGCCGTTGAATATGAAGAACAATATTATTATATTCCACCATATATAATGGGATTAGCATTGGGTGACGGAAGTTTTAGACAAAACGAATCAAATAAAGCTTTTCAATTCTCAAGTGAAGATGAATTTTTGTCAAATTATATTGGTTTTCATATGAATTGGGAAGTAAAGAAAAATAAAGCTAATTTTGGGTGGTATTTTAGTTTTAAAGATAAAGCGCCACATAAAAATGTCTGGGTTCAGGATTTTCTAAAACAGTATCCAGAATTATTAAATACTAAGTCTGAAACAAAGTTTATTCCAGAAGAATATTTATATGGAAGTATAGAACAGCGTTTTGATTTATTGTGTGGTCTACTAGATACTGATGGTAGTGTAGATGAAAAGGGTCGACTTAGTTATTACACAATCAGCCCATTTTTACGCGATAACGTAGTAGAACTTTGTCATAGTTTAGGTTTTAAAACCACTGTGTTAGTTGATAATCATAAAGATACAAATATTGGGTTTATTATTCGTATTACTGGTAGACCAGAGGATAAAGTAAAATTATTCAAATTACCTCGTAAAAAAGAAATTATTAAAACGTGGTATAATAATAATACAAGAAAAGAATCTAATGAATTTAATCCAATAGTTGAAATCGGCAGCTGTGGTTATACAGAAGAAATGACCTGTTTTATGGTTGATAATAAAGAACATCTTTTCTTAACTGAAGATTACATTGTGACCCACAATACAAGAAATGCGGTGGCTGACGCTTGTTATTTAGCATATCCATTTAGATACAATGCAACAACTTGTGAATGGGAACAAGAAGGAAGTTGTGAAAAAGTATTATTTATCGTAACAGAACAACGTTTTAAAGAAGTTAGAACAATGATATTAGCATATTTAACTGATATAAATGCTACAAGATTTAAATATGCAGATTTTTCTGATAGAGAAACTGCAGTTATAACACAAGCAATCGCATTAATGAAAAAGTATAATGATAATTTAATATTAGTTAAAATGCCAAATCCAACAATTGAATCAGTTAAAACGATTGTAAGAGAAAATTGTATTATACATGATATAGGTTATGTATTTTATGATTATATCTTTATTGGACCATCACTACTAAATGAATTTAAAGGATTTGCTTTAAGAAATGATGAAGTATTACTAATGTTTGCAACAGCATTAAAGGATTTGGCAGTTGAATTAGATGTAGCCATGTTTACTTCAACGCAGCTTAATGCAAAAGGTGATGATAATAAAGACATACGAAACGAAGGTTCTCTCGCAGGTGGTCGTAGTACAATTAATAAAGCTGATAATGGCGCAATAATGGCCCGTCCTACAAAAGAAGAACTTGAATTATTGGAACCATTTTATAAAGAGAATCCAGACAATAAACCTAATTTAGTAACAGATATATTTAAAGTTAGAAGTGGTGAGTGGACACAAGTTCGTATTTGGTCAGTGATGAATTTAGGAACCTTAAAGAAACGAGATTTATTTATAACTGATTCTCGATTAGACCCAATTGAAGATTTCTTTGAACGAGATGATTATAAAGTAAAGAATTGGGATGAACACGAAGACGAGCATTTCAAAGTTATATTAGAAAGGTTAAATGATGGTGAGGTAATTGATTGATTATAAAGGTATAATTGAACAATTAGATACCGAAAAGATAAAAGACTTATTAGACCAAATGGATATTCCTTATCAAGAAAAAGAATCCTATTTGGTCATGCCCACGGTTTGCCACAATGAGGATGTGGATGAAGCGTCTTGGAAACTATATTATTATAAGAATAATCATATATTTTATTGTTATACTAATTGTCAATCTATGTCGATATTTAAATTTCTTAAAAACTACTATGAAACAAGAAATCAAGACTTCGACTGGTATCAAGACATATATAAGGTAATTCTTGATTGTAGTAATTATCGCAAACCAGACGGTTTCGCACCGAAGAGGTATCAGCGTATACGAGATACATACGCCACACCCGAGCGTGTGGAACTACCAACTTATCCAAACGGAATAATTGATTGTTTTATAAAATTTTATCCTTCGGAGTGGCTAAATGATGGGATTACTAAAGAAAGCATGGATAAATTTAATATACGCTATTCTCCATCACAGAATAAAATTATAATACCACATTATAATCCAAAAGGAGAACTTATAGGTATTCGCGGCCGTGCATTGAATGAATGGGAAATTGAAAACGTGGGAAAATATATGCCTATACAAATAGAAGGTAAATGGTATAGCCATCCACTTTCATTGAATTTGTATGGATTAAATTGGACTAAAGATAATATTAAACGAGTAGGAACTTGTTTTGTTTTTGAGGCAGAAAAATCAGTTTTACAATTTGAAGGATTTGACTTTGCAAATTGCGCAGTGGCAGTATGTGGTAGTCAATTTAATAAGCATGCATTGAAACTGTTAATGCAAACCGCACACCCGCGCGAGGTCGTAATTTGTTTTGATAAGGAAGAGAAACCAGGTAGTGAAGAATATTTTAACAAGTTATATCAAATGGGAAAGAAATATTCAACCTATGCTGATTTTTCATTTATATATGATAGAGAAAATTTAATACAGCTAAAAGACTCTCCGACTGACCATGGCGCGGACGTGTTCTGGAAGTTGTACAAAAGGAGAGTTAAAATAAAATAATTATGATTGAATTTATATATTTTTGGATAGGTATAATAGTAGCATCTATTTTTTATTATAAAACAGATGATTGGAGAATAAGAAAATTACTAACCAAAGGATATGATGATGCTGTGCGCGATATTGTAGAATTTGGTTTTTATTATAATACCGACAATAATAAAATTAATATAACTATTAAGGAGATTGATAATGAAATGTAAGTTAGTTAACAAAGATATAAAAGAGAATTATACCAATGAGCTTTTAATGGAACGCGGACTTAACCCCGAAGAACTTCAATATTTTCTTAATGTGCCAGATGATAGCGCATTACAAAACCCAATAAATCTTGATTATATAGAACAAGCCGGTGCAATGTTTGAATATATGACGACTTGTACTAATCAAGAAACTATTGCAGTAATAGTAGATAGTGATGTAGATGGATTTACCTCATCTGCTATCTTCATACAATACCTACGGAAATGGAATACAGTAGTTAATATTGTTCCTATATTACATAAAGGAAAAGGACATGGACTTTCAGATACATATGATGATGTAATTAATACGCATCCATCTTTTGTAGTTATACCAGACGCAGGCAGTAATGATTTTGAATATATTGAAAAAATGGCTCAAGAATTTGAACCACCAATTTATTTTCTTATTCTTGACCACCATATTGTAGAACCAGATACTCACTTTTCTGATTATGCAGTAATTGTAAATAATCAACTTTCATCAAATTACAAAAACAAAGACTTGTGCGGCGCTGGTGTTACATGGCAATTTTGTAGATACTATGATTCACTTAAAGGTACATCCTATGCAGATGAATATATTGACCTTGCCGCGTTAGGAATAGTAAGTGATATGATGTCAATGTTATCACTTGAAAACCGATATATTGTCCATACAGGCTTACGCAATATTCAAAATTATTTCTTTAAAGCTTTATGTGAAAAACAAGCCTTTTCAATGGGAGGAAAAGTCACACCAATAACTGTCGCATTTTATATAACCCCGCTTATCAATGCAATGATTCGCGCCGGTTCAATGGAGGAAAAAGAACGTTGTTTCACCGCTTTCATAGATGGTCACCAGCTCGTGCCAAGTCAAAAGCGTGGCGCAAAAGGAACATTCGAAGAAGTTGCAATCGAGTCCGCGCGCGAGTGTACAAATGCAAGAGCAAAACAAAATCGCATTTTAGATAAGGTTGTAGAAGAACTTGAAATTAAAATATACAAATATAATTTGCTTGAAAACAAAATCCTATTTATTAGATTAGAAGAAGATGACCAGTTCCCTTCTGAGTTAAATGGATTATGCGCGATGAAGTTGGCTGCGAAATATCAACGTCCAACTATTGTAGCAAGATTAAATGATGAAGGCGAAATTAAAGGCTCAAGTCGTGGCTTAAATGAATCAGAATTAACTTCATTTAAAAACTTTATGGATGAAAGTGGATTTTTTACTTTTACAGCTGGACATGATAATGCTTGTGGTATTGGTATATATGATAAGAATTTGGGTGCTTTTCATGAGTATGCGAATAAGGAACTTGCCAATGTAGATTTTGGTGAAAATGTTTATGATATAAACTTTGAACGTTTGGCGGCAGATAAAGATATAGAGGAGTTAATTTATGATATAACCAAACACGAAGATATTTGGGGTCAACAAAACAATGAACCATTAATACATATTAAAGATATTAATATAACGAAAAATGATATACAAATTATGGGTAAAAATGCAGATACAGTTAAAATTATTAAATTTGGTATTGCATATATGAAATTTCATGCCAAAAATTTTATTGAAGAATTAGCTAAATATAATAACGAAATTAAACTTGAAATAGTTGGACGAGCAAATTTAAATTGTTGGCTAGGAAATTTTACACCACAAATTTTTATTACTGATTATCAAATTAATGATGGGAGGTTAAGCTTTTAATGGAACCAGATGAAATCCCAATTGGTCGAGCAAAAGATATACGTGGTATGAGAGTGGGGCATTTAGTAGTATTATATAGAGTGCAGCCACCAAAATTATTATTAAAAGAAGGAACATATTGGAAATGTAAATGTGACTGTGGTAATACTACGATAGTACATGGTTCAAATTTACGTACTAAACATACTAAAAGTTGTGGGTGTATCACAGGAAAACCAGTAATACAAACTGAAATGCAACCAGATGAAATCCCTCTAGGAATTGCTGAAGACATTCGAGGTAAAAAATTTTATAATTTAACTGCTTTATATAGAGTAAAAAAACCTATTTCTTATAAAGGCCAACATACTGGAGCATTTTGGAAATTTCAGTGTGATTGTGGAAATACAATAATTGCTCCTATTAGTCAAGTAAAAAATGGTCATACAAAAGGCTGTGGTTGTTTAAATGTTGGTGGTAGCAAACCAATAATAGAAAAAATTGGAACTAAATATGGTAAATTAACAATTTTAAAACAAGTAAAAATTGAATATTCTTCAGATGTATATTGGGAATGTCAATGTGAATGTAGTAATATTACTGTCGTAAGAGGAACTGATTTACGAAGTGGTAAGGTTAAATCTTGCGGGTGTTTAAGAGGACATTCTGGAACTAATGCTTTTATTGACGAAACTGGTAATCGATATGGTAGATTAGTAGTAATAGAACGAGCTGAAAATAAGGGTAAAGATACCCGTTGGAAATGTAAATGTGATTGTGGAAATGAAACAATAGTACGAGGCACAAATTTACGAGATGGTTCAACATTATCTTGTGGCTGTTATCATTTAGATAAGTGTAAAGAACCCAAAGGACCTCGCATTTATAATAATTATTTAACCAATGAACCAGATGAAATACCATTAGGTGAAGCAGAAAATTTAAGAGGAAAACGATTTGGTAAATTAATACCTTTATATAGAGTTAAAGTTGAAAGCGACCAAACTTGTGCTTTTTGGAAATGCCAATGTGATTGTGGCAACACTACAATAGTAAGAGCTTCTGCTTTAAAATCTAAAAAAACAACAAGTTGTGGGTGTTCTACAGAAAGTCATGGTGAAATTAAAATTAAACAATTATTATTAGATAATAATTTATCTTTTCAACAGGAATATTGGTTTGATAATTGTAGAGATACTAATCCATTAAGGTTTGATTTCTATGTTAATAATTTTTATTTAATTGAATTTG